AATCCAGCATCCTGAATAGTGTCGGTATCATCGGGTTTAAATCTTTATACAACTTATCGAAATCGGCGACTTCACGAAGTCGTTTATCGAGTAGTCTCTGTAATTGAGACGATGTAGTTACGTCCGCCATTTTATATCACCTCCCTTTACGCTCTCGCCTGAGCAAAGTGGTCTATGTTAAATTTGAAATCTACATACTCCTGTCCGGCTACGCTTAAATCAAGCCTGATTACATCAAGTACCAGGTAATTTGTGCCATAGGTAGCTGCGGCATCTATAAACATGGATTCTGAATCGAAATCTGCATAAGACGGCCCAATACATCTGAGTGGAGCTTTGACACAGGTGTCACCTACTGCTACTGCTGCGTATGTAGGGGTATCCCATGTTTGAGCAGTAGCTGATGTGTTATCGAGTATTCTGTATGCACCCTTGTTTGCACCTGACCTGAAACTTAATGTCGCCTGATTTGCAGTGCTTGCAACCAATGTCCCGGTTGTACAAGATACGCCATTAGTATCACCAGTAGTTACCGTACCAACTGTCATAGCCGTACCAAAGGTACTGTTGAATATCTGTCCCCTAAGTATTGTCTCAGGAGTAATAAGCTCTACTTCAACCATTGCCCTTTGCTCGCCCTTACTCCACGGCCCTTCTACGCCCGTGAACTCCGTAGTTGCGGCAAGTGGAGTGGCATCGGTAATGTACTGAGTATTGTATGTAGCATTAAATAACGGATTTTTGTTATTTGTACCGACTACTACGCCAAATGGCATACTTTTACCTGTAGTATCTACTGCACCTGATGCAGCACCGAATGGAGTTGCGCCTTCATTGCCTTGACACTGTACAATCTGACCAACATAAAGAGTATCCAGATATAGTACAGGAACCCATAGTTTCTGCTGACTTCCGTGAATTATCTTAAATCCCATTTTATATCACCTCCATCATTTATAATTTTGCGAATGGCAATTGGGGCACCCATTACCCTGAACCTTGAAGTTATGGGTAATAACTTCAGTTGTCCCATCTGCCATTTCTTTTAATGCAACGTGTCCTTCGTTTATGCCATCTAAGACTACAAAGCCGTTTACAGGGTCTGACATATCTGCTGATCCTTGTGATGTGACGGTAAAATCCGTATAAGCCCTGCCGTCTCCATCACCTGTTACATCCCTGTCAGCATCGCAAATGAAACCGCAATTCCAGCAACGGTAATATTTACCTGCGTCATCGCCTTCGCCGTACATGGGGAGTGTACGCTTCTCACCCCTGATACGACGCTGACTATACCTGACATGACGAGACCCTTCTCTCATTTATCAGCAAGTGCCTCCGCTATGCTTTCCTCTGACATGCCATTGCGAATCATGTAAGCCGCAAAACTTTCCGCTTCGGCAGATAGTTTCGGCAACGTCACTTTACGCTGCGTATTCGTATTTCCGACAGTAACTCCTGCGGCTGCTGGTTTCTCGCCTTTTACCGGCACTGTCTTAGTTGCTCCTCTTGACAATACTGCTGCCTGAGCTTTGGCATAATTAAGTTCGGCATCTATCTGAGGGTTGCCGGTTCTGCGCACATTGAAATTAGTCATCATCTCTTTGACCACATCATCATGTTGCTCGTTACCGTTCCCCATAGATACCATTGTTGATACATAGGCTTTCTGGTAAGTCTCCTGATCTGTCCTCATACGTTGCTCACGTGCCTGGATGACCTTTTCCACATCATCAGGGGTGGTAACATATTCCGGCATCTCTACCTTGTCAGTGCTTACCTGCTCGGCAGGTTTAGCCATAAGGGTATCGAGTTTATTCATTAACTGACTAAACTCTGCCTTTGTGACCATTACATCTTCGAGCTTTTTAACCTTCCGGCCAAGACGTGTCTTCTCCGCGTGATCTTCACCCTGCTCATCCTGCCCTTCAGATTCGGCCTCTGCTGCCTTTGCAGTGACCTCTGGTTCGGAAGTCTCTTTGCCTTCAAGAGCGGCAGTTAACGCTTCATCGGTTACTGAAGGTTCAGTAACGGTAGCATCTCCCGCAATGCCCTTTGTTGCGTTGTTATCTTCCATGTGAATCCTCCATTGAAACGAAAAAAGGCCATATCAAGGGTTCTGCCCTCAATATGGCCTCTGGTTAATACGTGTTACTTATAACTTAGGCTTTTATGGTATCTAACACTTCTTTAAGTTTAGTCTCAAGTCCTTTCAGTTGCCGCAACGCATCTATTATCACCTTCCGTATATCATTTATATCTGCTATATGTTTCATTTTGAAACGTTGACTTATATCTACTTGATTTCTTTCATTTTGTCAAGGTAAATAGTTACCCTTTCCGATACTTTTCTTAACCTTAACTTTAAATACCTGAACTCCGCCAATTCCTGCGGGTCAGCCTGCTCATTGTAGATCTTCTCTAAAAGCTCCTCGTGCCGCTGAATATCGTCCTTTAATAACTCCCATCCTAACGTAGATGATACGGCAGTGACAAATGGGTGGTACTTACCTAAGATGTCAAGGGTCTGAGCGCCTCGTTTACCTGTTTTTGATAGGAACCCTGCAATGTCTTCTAACGGTGTTGGCATTTACATCCCCCTCGTGTACTGTTCCATATTGCTCATAGGCATACCGGATTGATTCGATGTCGGTGCATTCCTCATGTCTGTCGGCTGATTACCCGATGTTAAGCCTCCCTGCTCCGGTGGTACATACTTCTCATCCAGCAGATAATTTTTATAATCAGGGAAATTATCACCCAGCAAGTCAAACGCTTTCGATAACAAATAATTCAGTAAAGCTGCCGTGCGAGGATTCGGCACATTGGAAACTCTTCCAAGCATTTGGTCAATCAAAGCAATTTTGCGGTATTTATTGTAATCTGTTTCAATATTCTGTGACAATGGTGTATAAGAATAATCCGCTTCCGAGTCGAACTCATAGGCATCCTCACCCATAACCTGTAACGCCGTTTCCGGTCTCATGTATTGATATGACATATTGAGTATCATCTGATATAAGTCTATGAGGAATGTGTATTCAAATGTAAGGTCAGTGAAGTTATCTCTTAGGTTTGCCCTGTTATCAGCCCCTACAACTGCCGTAGCTGTGGTAGACGAGTTCTCCGGCACATCACCCATAGTCGTAGGGAATTTAGCTGAAATCTGGTGCATGGAGTTCTTTATCATTGCTATCTGATTCAGTGCCCCACCTATATCGTCCTTAATGAGGAGTTCTCGTAAATCAGATGCAGGGTCTTCTACTTCCATGACATGCTCAGGCTCGAAGTATATGGTCTGATTATCTTCCATCGCATATTTACGGCCTATCAATGTCGGCATAGTGGCAAGTTTAACTCTGTCATTGGATAAGTTGAATGTATCATTTAAGGCAATCTGCAATTCTCTCAGATACTTGCCATCTGATAAGCCGCTATCCTTTGTAGGATGGATGTAGCACCAACCTCTAATAACCGGCCTATAATGATTCCCTTTTGCATCCTTGTAAGGGCATAACTGAAAACGTACCATGACTCTGGTTGTACCGATTACGGCAAATGTTATAATAGTTTCAAGTAGTACCGCATCGTCAGATAACATGTTCAAGGTATCGTATGCAGGTTTGACTGATATTGGATCGCCATTCTCGTCACGTTCCGTCACCTTACACCACATCTTACCAAATCGTTCCAATACATCAAACTGTTTCGATACGGGTTTACCATCTTTCTGTTTCTTATCATCTTTGTTATATGTTTCCTGAGATGTTTGTGTCTCCTGTGCTGAACCATTACCTTTGAGTAACTCTTTGACAACATCAAGGTTGATATAGTTGTTGGCATCTGCCTTTGCAAGTAAATCCTCATAAGTTTTCTCAGACCTGATAATGACAGCGTTTTTCTCCTGTATCGAGTATGAATACTCGTTTGTAGTAAAGACATTCCGGGGATCAATTATCTCGTAATTGAATCTGTCCTTTACAATCTTCTCGCCATAAATAGGTTTAGGTGAAGTAATGAGGTTGCCATTTTCATCCTGACTATATGAAGACTGATAGCCGGTAATGACTTGCTTTACTTCCTGATCCCACCAGCAAACCGCATACACCTGGCCGGCAAGGGCATTGATAAGTCGCCCTCTGATGTATTTATGGTAATGAAATATATCTTTCTGATTCAAGGTCTTATTGATTAACTTCTTTGCGCCACGCGCTTTCACTATGTCTTTAGGGTTATCTCCTTCGAGTTTCACTTCGATAAAGTCACGGGTCTTGAAATATTGGTTCGCCCAACCACCGGCAGCAGTCATAAGGATAGATGGAAATTCAGGTAGAAATATGTCACTGACCCAATCTACCGACTTTTCACTTCTGACGCACTCTAACATATCTATCGCGGCGTCAAAGTCGTTATTTTCAACAACTTTATTGTTACTTGATGCCTTATACTCATTATCAATAATAATAGATGCTAAGTGATTTTCTATATTAATATCATAAAAGTGTTTGTCATCCATTATTGACCTCAATTATTTTGGCATGTTTGGTTAAGTTATCATGTGCCCACAATGGTTGAAGATTAGTTAATGTCCAACATTTTCTAAATTCATCATCATCGTATGAATGATACTTAAATGATGATATTGGTTTTTTATGGTCTATATGCCATTTACCTTGATTATCCCAGTTCATTCCATCTTTGAAATTATTTTCTAAATGTACCATCAATTGACTCAAGGTATATCCAACTATATCCTCCCAATGTCTACCTTCCTTTTTCCCTTTTAAACTTGCATGAATTGCCCCTCTAATTAAATGGTTTAATCTATATTTATTATCTGTTTTATATCTCCTACAATGTAACTTTTTATGGTATTCCCTATATATTTCTATATGCTTTTTCCTCTCCTTTTCTTTTATTATCTTTACTTTGTCAGGATTATTCTTAGCCCACAATCTTTGATATATCTTCTTATTTTCTTTGTTCGCAGAATAATGTTTTCTTTGAATTTCCTTTCTCTTCTCTGGATTTGCCTTAACCCATTCCTTACTGAGTTGATGCGATATTGCTTTATTATTCATATACCATTCCATGGCTTTTTGTTTTGAATGTTCAGAATTATTTTTGTATCTTGTTTTACTTCTTTCGCTAAGACATATCTTACATTCATTCCTATATCCATCAAGGCTACTATGTCTTTCATAGTAAGCAGATATAGCTTTAATATCGCCACATATACTACACTGTTTATCTTCCATGCGCCTCCCTCTGGAAGTAATGTTTATGCTGTGTATCCCTATCCTTTAAAAGTTGTTCCTTATATCTGCCAGCAGAGAATGCCGGATGCTTAAATAACGCTTCTACTGCCATCGGGAAATGAGAGAACCGTTGCTGTGGTCTATCCTTCTCATCCTTTGTCAATAGTGCCTCTCTGCTATTCCACTCCTCTTTCCGCCAGTTTTTGAACGATTCCTTTGTCTTATGACAATTATCCAGTATCCATAATGTTGGCAGATATGTCGCTATGCCGTCCTTTATTACCCTATTATTAAACGGCTTGCCACATAGTTTTGAGTTCCTGAGACGATTCCGTATCTCTTCTCTGCCTCTTGTAGATTTAGTATCCCACGATTGCCAATAACCGCCGGTACATGTGCCTTCTTTCCTGAATTGACTAAACATCCTGTTTAAATCGTCAATAGTTGATAGCCCTGTATTACTCTGTTTCTTTGCCGCCAATGGGTCAATAAGGTTCAAGTAATACTTGTAATCCCTGCTTTTACCTGCAAGTACATGCGCAATCTGTAATGTCACCATTGTTTCAGGCGATGGGTTAAGTTCATCGTAAATAAATACTTCATTTTGCTGACTCATTGTTGCAAACAAACACGCCCAAGGTACATGCTCATGGTAATCTATCGCCCTTGCGTGCATCCAACCATGTGGAACCCATTCGGGAAAATACTGGTTTGATGATATAACGTGAGTACGAACATCGAAGTCTTTAAATATCTGACCAGATGCTTGCCTGAATAATCCGTACCGGCGTATGTCTATAGTATCTTCATCTGCCAATAAATCAAACATTGCATCTATATCTTTCTTGATTAATATCGGATTATCGTCTGTAGCTGCCATAAGAACAGCAATATCTTTACCATCACGAGTCTCTATTTCTGGTACAATTTTATTGTATCTTTTCTTCATTCTATCTCTTACTGCTTCCGTTCTGACATAAAAGGAAGCCTGCTCAAAGAACTCGTCAAATTCAAACCCGACATATTCAGCAGGTGTTAATGTGTAGATTAAGTCTCCATCAGCAGCAAGTAAGCGGGGAAGTTGTTCCTCATAGAATTCTTTAGAGGCGCCCTCATCAATCCACACTGAACATCTTTTCTGGCCGGCCTGAGATTGAGTAGTCTGCCCAAAAGAAGTAAAGTCTATATGAATATCCGGCCCACCTTGAGGGTCGTATATATCTACTACCGGACGCCTTACCGTAATATCTTTTTTGATAAGATGTTTCGGCAGCCATTTCATAAATTCAGGGTACTGAGTATTCCTGACTTCGCCTCCTTCCGAATCTGAGGGAAGCGATTCAGATGCGAAACGATACGTCCGAATAGGATTATCCGGCCTCATATTCTTTTTCTCTATGGGGTGCATACCCATTATACGTAAGACATAGGAATATGCTACGGTACTGGTTTTTCCATACTGGTTCCCGCTGAAAAGACAGATAATTTTCTCCGGCCTATTGATAAACTGCTGAAATATCCATGTTGGCTTAAATGACCAGAAGCCTTCAAAAAACGTATCCTTGTCAATTATGCCTGCATCTATGGCCTGCATCTGCTGTAGTTCGGTACATTCTTGCATTAAGACTTATTATCCTTCCCCTCAATTCTTAGAACGGGATATGGTGACGTTTCTTTTATAGCTATCGGATTCCGGCTGACATGAGAATGCTGAGCAAACTTATCTTCCAATGCCGTTATTCTTAACGTTAACTGGTCAATTAAATTAGGTTCGCTTGACTCCGGCTTTACTTTATCTTTCTTATTGAATATAGACATTTATTCCCCCTGTTCTTATCCAATCTGGATATATAAAACCCCTGATGCAAGTGTCGGGACGATCAACCCATTTACCCATTGCTCTACGATTTCAGCCTCCACATAATTAGCCCCCGATGCAACTGAAGACCATATTACGTTACTTGCCTGATCATGGATAATTGCCGTATGCCCAGCAGTGGTAGCGCCTACCCAGCGAATTGATTTGATATAAAGATTGTTAGTAGAAAGTACCGTTGCTGCTGCGGTATCTATAATTAAGGGGTCTTGAGTAAGGTCATTCGCCATTTTTATTCCCTCCTGTTATCCTATTTGAATATATACTTTCCCTGAAGCAAGGGTAGGAATAGAAAGCCCCTCTACCCATCCTTCATATAAAAAACTGTCAACAAAATTGGCTCCGGCAGCCTCCGATGCCCATAAAGTCCTACCATTCCTATTTTGAAGAACTGTTGTATGTCCGGCAGTTGTTGCTCCAACCCACCGAATTTCCTTAATGTAAATCCTTGAAGCAAATAATATCGTTGTACTCGGCACTTCAAGGATGATGGGGTCTGAACTGTCAATAAGGGATGGATATTGATCGGTATCTATTGCTATGCTATCTATATGAACAGTTGATTGTGCAGTACCGGTATAACCGACAATGCCTGCCACGAGACGGTTTGGAGTGAGGACTGCACCTGTTAAGTGACCGTTATTTTGAACAACATTATTCAATATCCAACCCCATAACATAATGTTTGTATCGTACCTAAATTCAATCAGATACCAGGTATTAACAACAACTGTTACTCCGGCAGTTGCTACTTCACCGCCATCCGAATAATAAATAAATCTCATCTGAAAAGTTCCAGCATTATTTCTTAATTCAATCCTTGCCGCACTTGTTCCGGCGGAATTTCTAATATCGAGAATATTAGCTATTTCAGAAGCTACGGTTAAACCGTTTTCAGATACATAAACCCATGCTCTGAGATATACTGCATTTACATCGCCGAATGTTCTTGTTGCATAGGCGGATGGTGCAGCTACAGAAGTAGTTATCGCTTTTAGACTTTGTGCACCGAGACAAGCAATAGTGGTTGAATCCTCATCGAGGGTGTTACCGCCAGACACGGTTTCCGTCCAGGATTCTTCATAACCAATTCCTTCAAAGCCTTCATTAACTATTTTCATTTCAATCCATCCTCTTGTTTATTTCAAGTTCTATTGCCAGAGCAAGAACCCTTTTTTTAACTAATGGAAATTTCTTGATAAGTGCCGAATATGCCTGATGTCTTTTCCATTCACCGCTGACATCAGTGACCGCTTCGTACTTATCGCAAAAGATTTGGGCAAAAGTTATTACCTTGTCAGGGACGATGTTTGCTTGTGGTAATATCTTGTATGCTCCCCAAAAAAGAAGTTTTAATCCTATCTGAATTAATATCTTATTAAACATTAGCCGAAGACCTCCCCCATTTACTATTTCTGTTAAAATAATAAGTAAACGGAAATGCCGATGTAACGAGTAAGATAATCCAATTAAAGGATTTCTCTGAATTTACTCCGTAATACATCTCCTGTTTACCTGTATAAATGTTTGACCAATCAATTATCATGTTGTCCTCATGTCGTTGTCGTTATTATTGTGATTAATCTATCGTCTGCAGTGGCAGATGTAAATCTTAATGTAATTACATCGCCGTTTAAATCAGCAGCCGCTAAACTTATCTTATACATCCCAGAAGCTACTTCAGCGGCGGCATTGGCACATGCTCCGAAAGCCGCTCCGTCAATAGACCTTGTTGCCGTAATTGTTAATCCTGTTTTAGGTGTCAGGTGATCAGTGGAATCAACCATCAAGAACATAAAATTAGCAAGGGCAGTATTTTTCTTTATACCAGATGGGAAATCAGCGGCGGTAGCACCCAAATCCATCGCACCGGCAGCAAAAGAAGTAGATGCTATACCTCCGATGCCTATAGCAACTGCTGTTAAACCTGCTCCGGCTGCCCCTATTACGGCAGTATCGGTTTCAATATCAGTTTCCTTATCCCTTATAGCTTGCAGAGAGTCAGTAGTCCTATCATATACCGCTGTACCATCATCCATCATCTGATCAATGTATGTGCCTGCTACGATTGCTGGAATGGCTGTTGCCGTGCCTGCTATATGGTCAAGGTTAATATCTGCAAGGGCTGTATCTACTTCTGTATTGACATCGGTTTTTGCTGTGGCACCAAGACTGCCTATTGAACCAGTTACATTACCTGAAACATCTCCTGAAATAGTTGCCGTTAAAGTGTTACCCCCAGTACCATCAAGCATTGTCTCTAATCTATCTGCTGCTGTTGTATCAGTGGATATAGCTGTTACATCTGCCATCACATAAGTCGCTGCTGTAAAGTTAAGCTGAGATGTTTTATCATTAACCGTAGTAATACTTGCTTTAAGGTCTCCCGCCGTCTGAGCAGTGCCAGCTACCTGGGTAACATTAACCGGAGGAGTCAATACTCTCCAAGTATAAGCAGTAATTGCCGCTACACTGTCTACGGTAGCCTTAATTAAAGCCGTGTAAGTTTTTCCTACCTCATAACCTAACACCGCCGTACACTGTATCCTATCAAGATAAAACCCAGTTTCAGTATCGAAATTAGTCATTGCAGTGTCTGCAACTATCTCTACAGCAGTAGCGTCCTCATAGACCCTGTATGTAATAGCTGTCGGCGCATACACTGCTCCAGAACTAAACCTATGAGTAGTGGCTATGAGAGTTACATAATCGTCAATTCTATACTCACCTAAATACATTCTACCCTCCTACCACAGAACCACGTAAAATAGGCATCCCGCCACCGCCTACACCATCACTAAAAGCATCAAGTATAATTCCCATCTGGCCTATAATTGTTGTCTCAGAAGTAGTCCATGCACCCTGGTCTAATCTCTTGACCCTATAAGCACCAGCGCCACCATGAAATTGTGCGGCTGCTGCCACTGAAGGAGCAGTAAAGAAATAAAAAGTTACACTATTTACAGTTGTTGGTCTGATAGCAATATAATAATCAGTATTGGCTGTTAAGTCTTGTGTAGTTGGAAAGAAAAGAAAAAACGGTCTTGCAATTGTACTTACCGCATAATCTCCATCATGGGTGATAGTTTTTAAGGCAGTAGTTCCTTCATAGAGGATAGCTTCAAAATCTGCACCTACTGCTACAGCAAGGATTACCCATATTCCAACAGCCCTTGCTGGTACAGGTATATTTATGTGGATACCATACTCATCAAAGGTTGCTGTGTTTACATTATAAGCAATACTGCTTGCCCCTCCTGAAGCAACCGGAAATATACCCAATGTGGGGTAATAAACGCCACCGGTATACTCGATAGTAGCAAAAAATAGACTATTTTGTTTAGTCCATAATGTTGTATATAAGTCCCCATAAGGGATACCTACGAATGCAGTATTTGTAGACCCCAATCCTGTTATGACCATATTCCCGGCAACATAAGAATCATATTCTATAACCAATGCAACTATGTCATCCTTGACTACACTTGTTGCCTGAGTACCAAGAGTCACATTAAAGTAAGTATTATCCTCTGTTGCTAATATGGCCTGAGTCCCTGCTACCATACCCTTGTAGGCAGTAGCGGTTGGGTCTCCTGAAGCATCTACTGTATATAAACCTACCTTTAAAGTATCACCAGTTGTAACTGTTGATGTTCTAAAACCAAGTTTAGTAATATTTCCATCAGCAGGTATTTTAAAGATTATTGCAGCTTTTTCACCTGTAGCATCTAATGTAGATGCAGAGGTCTGATTACTAATGCCTGCATTAATCCCAGGCCACAAAGTTGGGAAATAAGTATATCCAAGTAAAGGTTGTGCCATTAAAGTTTAAATACTTTCCCTTCTATATCAGTCTTAATCTGCGCCCAGTTTGTAAGACCAGATTCTTTAACAAAGTTTCTGAGTATAATAACAAGTGCAGTCTCATAGTCTTCTGGTTCAAGCTGGAAATCACTTTTATTCAAAGTAAAATTCCTACTCTTACTACCAACTGTAGCAGTTAAATTGATATGGCCACCAGAGGCACAAAAGCCATTTATTTTTACTGTCACGTCCATTTACTGTATCCCCAATGTTTTAGGTGGACTTGCCTTCTTTTTATACATCTAAACCCTCCTTATGGCAGTAAGTAGAAATATTCTCCCTTGCTGACTTCACGCCAGAGTTGAGGTACATCCCTACTGTCACAGTGCCAGCCTCCCCTAAAGTCTTTATACTTCCAGTCAGGATATACACCGACACCGTTGAAGCCGCTTATCTTGATATATTGCCATTGCTCCCTCATGGTCATGTCCGAGCAGATGATAATATCAACAGCCTTACCCTTGTAATGATATGAATCTGAAGAGTGTCCCTGTGAGTCGTAACCTGCCGTGATAATAATCGGGCAGGCTATCCAGCCACGAAGGGAGTCTAACCTGTGGACAGTCTCCATATCCATGTCCTTACCAAGGTTTTTACCATGAGAGTCATCGAACTCTTCCGGCTTGAACCATCTAACGTCATTCCAAGTCAGCATATCTGATCCTGTTATGCCTCCACTCATGTTGTCTTTAACGATTCCTCTATTATTAACACCTTCGCTTCATTCAGATACTTCAACGCTTTGTCTATATTATCAATGTTGTTCCATCTGTAGCCAGTAACTTTGGCATCCCTGATTCTATCCTGCGCAAGCTCAATCCATTCAATTGCTGTCATCTGTCAAACTCGATTACGCTTATCAATTTCCGTTCTCCCTCGTTTATGATATCTATCTCGCCGCCCGGACAAGGGACTGCATCCCACTTGTCATCAGAACGCAACGATAGTATACCTGCAATCAACTTAGCCAACTCTGCCGTCCCCTGAGATATAGGTTTGCCATCGTAGCCATCCCAACCTTGAGTTGAGCAATCTTTGGCAATCTCGTCTATTTTTTCAGTCAATATCACGATCTCCCACCCCGTCCGTGCATTTCTTGTAGCTCAAGTATCCGCTCAAGTAATTTACCTGTTTTCTGTAGTGAATCCTCAGCTTTACCTAATCGTTCAGTGAGGTTATCAAATATAGATACTTGAAATGCTTTTGCCGTCTCCATGTCTAATACTTTCTGCCTCAGCGTGGAGAGTTCGTCAAGTATGTCACGTTCTATTTTCTCAGCTTGCGACAAACTTACCGGACTTAACTGTTGTTCCCATACCTCTTTTAATCCAGTCATAGCTTTGACATATTCCTCATCTGTCATCTTATCACTCTCCGCCGATGTCGGCTCGGGTTCGTTTGCTCTGCGTAACTTTGGTAAATCGTGGTCTTTGGCTGTTATCGGCTTCAGTGTCTCTCCCATTTCGGCGCATATACATCTGTATAAATCTTATCAACTTTTTGCTCTAAGTATGTCAACTTCAACTCTATCTTCTGTACGGTGATGTATGCAGAAAGGCCGCCTGCCACTATCGCTATAATCACCGCTTCTACTATCCGTGAGAAGTTCAAGTGCGGCCTCCCTCCCGTATGTGTCATCGCAAGAAATGGGATGTATTCTATGAAGCGGTCTATCATGGCCTACATCCCCGTGCCGGTTTTGGTGAAGTCCTTTGCAAAGAAGCCAAGTAGTGCCATGATCACCGATATGATGATCGTCTCCGGCGGTATATCGCCATTTGTAATCAATGGATACGCCGCATTGACTATTGCCCCTATTGTGCCTATTGTCGAAGTTATTACATTTTTCATAATTGGATTCCTCCGTGTTCGTTTAGCGATATACTTTATTATCCCACCCAGCAAGTGCTTCTCTAACCATGTTAATGGCATATGACCTCATATTAAGTCCTGTTACTAAATTTAGCCCTATGGCTAACTCGTACTTACTTCCCTTATTGGTAGCGGGGGTGGGACTCGAACCCACGTCTTTCCAGCTTATGAGACTGGCACTGGGGCCAACTCCAGCCACCCCGCATCAAGTCATTTCCAGAGCTTCGCAACCAATCCGCTTGCCGAGAATCCTATACTAAATAGATAGTCTTCCGGGTCATTAAACCTGAAATCACTCAGGTCTGCCGATACACCTAACTGAACTACATCATCAAATAATGTCAATGGTACTGCCGTGAATACGAGGCTTGAGGTATCGCCGACATGAAATGATGCTCCGCCTAAGCCTAATAATTTCTTGCCGGATTCGAGCTTTACTTCGCCTATTGTGCCAATGAAGACACCTGCGGAACCGTTCATATTATCTGAACCTGCAATCATGTTGATATTGTCCTTCATGGCGTAGTCGGATGACCATGTAAGGCTTGCGGACATTGCCGGTACTGAGAACACGCCTAAGAATACGAACAACATTAGTGCTAAGATAAGTTTTTTAAACATTTGTTGCCTCCTGTGGGTTAATATTAATCACGTCTTCGTCTTTGGTTAACTTCAGGGATTCGCCAAACTTCTTCAGTGCCACTGCCATGACAGGTGACATAAACACCTGCCTGTTATCCTGGTATATGTATTGGACGAGCTTTGAGTCGGTAGGGTATGGAGTTATACCGGCGGCTTTTAATATCTCTTTATGGGCATCCCATGCGTGATTTAGCTGTTCCTTATTGAGCATCGGGATCGTCTGACCATTTTTATCTAATTTGGGATTACCGTCAGGACTTCTTGCTACATCCCTATAGCTTCTGACTAACCAGCCTATATTTTCAAGGACAGGAGTTAAGCACCGGATAGTTAACTCTTTTTGGGCAGACGTTATGTGTTCTTTGATGTCTTCTTTGGCGAAGATACGTGATATGGTATTCTGGTGACGATTAAACCGCTTACCAATGTCAGTCTGATTATAGCCAGCCACATACATGGCAATGGCTTCAGCCTTCTCTTCGATGGTCAATGGATTACTGTGTTCGGTTTTGGTTCCCAATATGTATCCAAAGGTTAACGTTAACGTTTCACTTCGAAACATATATCAGGGATTTACTGGATTGTCAAGGTATTATATTGGCTATTATAGGTGAACCCGACCTATGTATAGCATTATACTTTGCTATGCAACTCAAGTTATGGCACTATACATTACCATTGCTTCACATCACTCAACTATGCCTTACCATCACTTCACTCCATCATACATTACCATAACCTCACATCACAAAACATAACCACACCCCAACAGCGCTTTACGCCACAATACACTACCATGACTTCACTGAACATGACCATACACTACCATACCTTTACATAACTTCAAATCGGCCATAGCTGCCATTTCTGAATTGGCCTAACCCACACAGTTGACCATATTCAAACAATGACATCAGGACAGATTCCGTAATCTCCTTGTTTGGTATTATCTTAATCTCTATCTCCATCTCTACACCAGCATCTACATATTCAGATCGGGCCAGTGTAACTCTCGGCCCCTGCATGGTCATGGCCCTTAGCGGTCTTTCAATTACACCGTCTGGTATAATTTTTCCAAGATATATCCTGCGAGGAAATACAAATACCACATTATCAATCTTACTCTTGATATTCTTAATGCCCACAACTTCCTTGAGGATATTCCCAGCATTCTTTAAGAAACCACGTATCATGTAATCATAAATAAACAATCCCTTATCATCCTTATGAAACCCTGTCCAACCCTTTTCTTCTATCTTCTCCACTGTCAAATATTCTTGTTCATTCTCACCTTCAGGTTTTTTTGTTTCAATATAACTTTTGTAAACTTCAGGGTCTTTAGGCACTGTACCCAGCATCGGCTCTGTCAATCTTATCTTAATCTTCATTGTTACTCCTTTAAATATTGGCTATTCAAATGGTACAGGGTATTTATTTTTCATTATACGGTGAATGGCAGATGTTGAAAATGGTTTCCCTCTCCTTGTTACATATCCCCATAATGACAAAGATTTTGCTATTCCACCTAATGTCTTACCATCATCTCTCCAATTTGAAATTGCACGGATTATTTTTTGCTCATGGGGGTTATATTCAAGATGAACACCATCAGAAGTCAATTTATAGCCAAAAGGAATATTACCCACTCGTTCGCCCTTACTCTTCTTGTAGGCAAGGACGGCCTTTGTACGTTCTGAGATGACTTCACGTTCCCACTGGGATACAGTTGTAAGGATGGATAGGATCATCCGGCCACTGGCGGTATCAGTATCAAACTTGTCATAGACTGACATGAACCTGTATTTATCCATGTAGTTTTTAAGAAGATAGCCTAAGTCAAATACGCTTCGGGTGAGCCTATCTAACTTTGTGATGATCACACCCTGAGCTATAGAGGCATCAAGTATGGCAAAGACACGCTTCAGTCCGGGCCTGTCAAGGTTACTTGCACTATATCCATCGTCAATGATGGTATCTATAATCTCAAGGTCATATAAGGCAGCGTATTTGGCTATCTGTTCTGATTGAGCGGCAATTGACATACCTTCCTCGGCCTGCTTGTCTGTTGATACCCTTACATAAGCAATCATGGATATACTCATTTTACTTGTCCCCCAATAGATACTAATATACCCTTTTCTTTTAAATATTCTTGTGCTTCATGCTTTGTCATGGCCTGCTCTTTATCGCTTTCAGCAAACTCAATAAGGAATTGCTTAAATGTTTCAGGCGATATAAATTGAATGATTGTTTCAAGGGTATTAAAATCTTCTTGTTTAGACCAACCCCTGTTAGCCTCAAGAAATTGTCTTAATCTTATATGCAATAAAGTATCATATGCGAACGCTTCGCGATTTATTCTTATTTCGGCATATTTCACCATATCTCTAATCTCTGATTTGAAATTTATTGCACTTAACAATAATATGGATATATCTCATCATTAATAAGCACCAGAAGTCAACTTCTTCATGTATATCTACAGATTCCAAACAATTACTGCATCTAAAGCATATTATTTTACTTCTATCTATCATAATTTCAACTCCTACCTTACCACGTCCTTTTAAATCCCTTCCTGGTATTCCCCATCCTGGTAAAATTATCTATAGGAACTTCTATATCAACACCGTCCGGTCCCTTAAGGATTGCATATACTTTAAGCGGTGCTGTATCATCGTGAGCTTTAGTTTCATCTTCCGGCGCTGATACTTCAATCACTGGATCCGTAGGCAGAGAGTCCACAATACCACCGGGAAGCATATTTCCTGTGTCTCTTTCCTGTATTAATTTTATAACTGAAGGAGATGGCAACGGCATGTTCTTCGGTTTAAACTCCTCTGACATTAAAATCGTATTAGGCACTAATTCACCTATTTTCATCATTTCTCTTGCTTTAATAAATGAATCCGAAGATAATGCATCACTATCTACTATCGGCTTTTTCACTTCTATAATACCACCCATGCGATCCAAATATTCCTCTACAGCCACAAGCACCATATCCCGCATACTGACCCCACCCTCAATAGATGCCACCTTTAACCTTCTCCCTAACTCAGACGGGACGTTCTTAATAAATAATGACTTCATCTACTTGTATCCTTTACCTTATCCTTATGATTCCTGAAATAATAATCAAGTATCTCTATCAGTAACTTACCAATCGTCACACCCTGAATAGCCGCCTCAACCTTCAACTGGATACGCCACTCATCGGGAAAATCCCTGATGTTAAACATTCGCTTCACTATTCGCTCCATTATGGCAATAACCTTATCATGGAATGTAAAGAATGTCAAACAAGTTAATCATTTTCAATGTCAGATAATTTCCCCTTAATCACAAAACCCGGATTAATAATATACATATTATGCAATACCTTACCTTTAGGTGTTAAGCATTTCTTAACGTATCCCTTCTCTATTAACACCGCTAACCATTTCCGTGCAGATATTTCAGCACATCCTAAATCATCACTTATCATCTCCACCGTAGCAACAATAACAGGCTCCTGATTTATTCTCATCCCTTGTACCTGATCTATAAACCAGAAGAGTAACTTGGCCTTTCCACTCTCAATCTCAAGATCATCCAGCACCTTCTGCGTAAAACACTTAAACACCTTCACGAAATTTGTATCACCCTTCGAACGATCAACAATTATCGCATACCCCGTTCGTACTATCTCCCCAGTCTCACTATCTACTCGCTCCTCACTTTTATGTATAACCCTTTTAACCATAAATATAACCCTCCCTTTAACCCATTATTATACACTAAATATCAAAAATAGATACCCAAATATCACTGGGGATTAACCAAGTTTAGCTGTGGCTATATTCAGGTATCAACTACCCCCTTTAGAATCAACAACTTACATCGTTCGCTCTCATCTCATCTATACAAGGTTTTTAAGGGTCATTGAAAAATGAGATGGAGGAAATGAATATCTTACCTTAATTACCATTTAGTGTGTCGGTGTAAAGTAGATTATTACATCAACCGAGTCGGTCAGTCCCCGCTCCCTCCCCACCCCTCCAGGTAGAGGGCAAAGGATGGGAATCATGGTAGCAAGTACGGTCTCCACAGTACCAGGAGCAAGCAATCCCTACATATAGGGGTATCCGGTGGCATTTATCTTTCCACTGACCGGACGGTGGAGGGAAATGAGGGCTTGCCTGTGGATAACTGCCATAACTTATCAACAGTACAGATTATGTAAACTATATAAGTAATGCCGGATGTGGCAGGTGAATCCCTACAATAATGTAGCAATGTCTACTCAATATATAATCCCTTATATCCGACCAAAACTATCGTAAACCTAATATTAGGTTTACAGGTTGACAATGGTATAGGATAGACAAGTGTTACAAATTGCAACAATTACAATAGGTTGTAGTCAAAGATTTGACATTGTAGCAGATAATGTATAATATATTTTACTTGACAATATATATTAATATGATATACTTTAGACAGTTGGCAATTAAGCCGGCTGAACAAGGGGGTGGAAAATGACAAGAATATTACCAATGCCAGAAATAGTATTTTGTGACACACCATATGGCACTGCATATGCTTGGAAGTGTGACGGATATGGGCTATGCGTATATGGCAACACACGACTTGACGCACAAGTTGAATTTATGGAAGCATACGAATTGGAATACGATAAGCCATTTATCAGCAACAAGAAAGCACATCAGGTGTCCAAATGAAAAACCTATTTATCAAGGGCCTGCCGCCGGACTTGGCTAAGGCCATAAAGGTTACGGCGGCCCTCAGAGATATAAAGATTAAGGATCTTGTAATTGCGGCATTGGAAATGTACCTGGCCGCAGGAAGGGGGAAGTGATGGAATATAAACAGAAAATATCATGGATGAAGCTGATGTTGGTTCGGGATGGTGGTAGAGATAATATTACCAGATATCGGATAACATCATCGAAAGATATATATAATCTTGCCATAAATACTTTGCAAGCATATTTCGGCGGTCACGACAGGGAGGAATTTGTCATTATTGGGCTGGACGGCAAGAATAAGATGCAGTTCATACACTCGGTGTCGGTAGGCTGCCTCACATCCTCAATAGTGCATCCCAGAGAGGTTTTTAAGGCAGCTATACTTGAGAATGCGGTAGCATTGATACTCTGTCACAATCACCCTTCGGGGGATGCTAATCCGTCTCCTGAAGATATCGAGGTAACGAAAAGACTTGTGGCCGGCGGAGATATTTTAGGGATCAAAATATTAGATCATGTAATTATCGGAGATAATAGTTATGTTAGCTTCGCCGATAAAGGGTTACTATGATGACCGCTACTGAACACGCGGAATTAGCCATGCACCGGCTGGTAATGGCAAGGATAGCTAAGAATACAAGGGCTGTACAGTATTGGCTTTGCAGGCTGGATTATTGGAGTGAGATTATAATACAGGAGGGATTGAAATGAAAATAAGTAAAGGTGAACGGTTTATATATTTCTGGCAATACGGAATGCTTGGTGACTTCATGGCCGCCCTTGCAGTGGCTATCTGCAGGGCAGATATGGATAATCGGGCAAGGCTTGCGTTGGGCTTCCCGGACGAGGTAGAAGCGATGAATAAATTTCATTATGTTGAAGGGTGGTGGCCGGAGCTTCAGGCTAAAATGAAACTATCAACAGTAGAACCTACCTTATAACTTCACCCCGCCCCTGGCCTCACACGTCAGGGGCTTAAAATAACTCCCGCATGGAAGTATATACCTCCCCTGTGTAACTGTACCCTAATAAAATTGGCTCTATCAGGGGAGCAAAGTTGCCGCATGGATTGAGAAGGGATTTATAATCCATAAAGTTGTAAGGAACCTTAACGTGATGCCTGAATCCATAATCGCCTCCCTTCAAGGGACATATGGAAGCATATTTGTTATTTACATTCTTGAACGACACATTAACATGTTTGGTACAAGGATACGCCGGGAGGAATATTCCTACTGGCCTGGCAACTTTAGCGATGTCCTTGACTATATCCTCCATAACCTTCTGACACTTCTGTATCTCGGTGTTTAGATCTTCGAGTTTAACCGGGTCGGTTCTAAGTTCGATGTTCTCAACGGCCTTGTCAATGTAGCCTGAGTATTTGTTGGATAAAAATATTACGACACACTTTTCATTGTTGTTAACAATATTAGTTTGAAGGTTTTTGGACATATGGACATATACTTCCTTGCCTGCATAATTGAGCAATGTCAGTTGCGGCTCCCACTCAATGCCGATTAATGGATAGTCGGGGTGAAGCTTGACAGGCTCATTTGTTGGTGGATACTGGCAATCTAATCCCCACCATTCAGGCCCAAGGTTGATAGGTCGCAGGTAGTCGTTGCGGTTAATAATCTGGTTATACGTTTCCCTTGGCTGGTTATCCCTGCTTGTCCTGCACCGCCTGTCTTCTAAAAATGAATCAGTCATCTCTATTCTCTTACTATACTCATACAAACTAATTCTGACAGACGTAACCGGGATGTCGGTAAATCTGCAAGTATCTATCCTAATTCTTTGTATAATCTCAGCCGGCAAGCCAATGTGCCTATAATAATCCTTTAGTATTTGGTTTGATGTAGGGTAATGCTCTATGACAAATTCAGCCAGCATGTTTAATATTTGATCTGCTTGTTCCTGTGATATCATGCCTTCTTCGTCACCCATATGCCCATCCCGACATGATTTTTCTTCTTGCCTTTGGCCTTGAGTGCTCTAAACTGCTCAATGCTCATTGGCTTGCCATTGACCGTGATCATAGTCTCACATCGCCTGTCATCGTAGTCCAGCGGAGTGACCTTGCGTTTAGGCCCCCTGAGATATGTGTCTGCCATCACAGTAATTCCTTTAATTTCTTGCCTATCAATTCTATTATCGGGACAGTTACGGAATTGCCCAAACATTTATATTTTTGACTATCACTAACAGAATCAGTCCAATTTTCAGGAAAGCCCTGAAGACGCTCACATTCAAGAGGTGTAAGACGCCGAATCCTATTTTGTGATTGGATTAAATTCGGTTCCCCGATACCCTTCAATGCCGAATAAATACCATTTTCATCATATATTCGTTGTCCATCTACATCCCTGCCTCGCTTGGTTCCCACCTGAATCAAAGTCCTTTGACCATAATTATCCATCCCTTTATGATAATTTCTGTCAAGATTATTTATTACATCTGACTCGGACAAATTACCCCTGTTATTATTCACCGCAATCAAGGTTGTGCTTCCATCAAATTGAGCTTGCCCTGACTGATTTTTTGTGTTTAAGCATCCTGCAATATCTTTCCCATTCCCCTTCTTTGGAACCTCTGTAATGCCTTCTCCGATAGGAAATATTTCTGGTCTGCCTTGTCCTCTAATATGTCCAACAAAGAATATACGCTCTCTATTTTGGGGCAATACCCACCTTGTATTAAGTAATTGCCATTGACCATCATACCCAGAGTCGGCAACCTCTCGCAAGACGGCAAGCCAGTCCCGTCCTTCGTTGCTTGAGAAAAGACCTTTGACATTTTCAAAGATAAAATAACGGGGTCTTGTAGCCCTAATGATTCGCATTGCTTCAAAAAATAAGCAACTTCGTGATGCTGTGATACCTCCTCGCTTTCCAGCAATAGACACATCTTGGCAAGGAAATCCGAAAGTGATAAAGTCAATTTGGGGCAGTCTATCAACTGTAATTGTTCTAACATCTCCTAAATCCTCACTTTCCGAAAAGTGCTTTTGATATATCTGCCTGGCATACTTATCGATTTCACTGAACCCACACCAATCAAAATGAAATCCTACATTAATCAAACCTTTATGGAAGCCACCTATACCTGAGAACAAATCAAGATAATTAATTACTCCTCCCTCCGTATA